ACGCATTTTTATAAACATAAAGAAATGGCTGATGGTTATTTAGGTAAATGTAAAGAGTGTACAAAAATTGATGTTAGGACAAGAGAGATTGAATTAAAAAACAATCCAGAGTGGATAGAAAAAGAACGAGAAAGAAATAGAGAAAAGTATTATAGATTGAATTATAAAGGACTCTTTAATCCATCGACAGAAAAGAAAAGAGAAACAATGAAGAAATATCGACAGAAGTTTCCTGAAAAATATATGGCGTCTAGATATACAGAACTTTATTTAACAAAAATACAAGGATTTCATCTACATCATTGGTCATATAATCAAGAAGATTGGTTAGACATAGTTCAATTATCTATTCAAGAACATAATTTTTTACATCGACATTTAACTTATGTTCCTGAATTAATGGTATACAAAACAAAAAAAGACGAGTTACTTGACACAAAAGAAAAACATCTGAATTTTTATCAAAGTTTAAAAAATAAAACACATGACATTTAAAGAAGAAATTGACTTACAGTTGAAAGACAATAAAACGCTGTCTTATGAATTCCTAAGTCAACTTAAAGATAAAAATTACTTCTCAGGTAGAAGTAAAGAAATTGGTGATACAGTTTTGTTTGGTATGATGAAAGAAGTAGACGACAATGGTCAAATGACATTTAGTCTAATCACTTTTCACGAAGAAGAAGTTGGAGTTTTGTATGAACAAGACGAAACATTTTATAAAGGACCAAAACAGAATAAATTACCAAACATTAAAAGAATAGAAAATGGCAATTAAGAAAAACGATTTTAAGTCTATTAAAGACAAATTCTCAACCTCAGCAAAATATAAACCACAAAGGTTTTTTGACTTAGGTCCTGATTTCTTGGATGCGGTTGGTCTACCAGGTCCTGCGATTGGACACTTGAATATGTTACTTGGTCACTCAGATACAGGTAAGACTACTGCACTTGTAAAGACTGCGGTTGATGCTCAAAAGAAAGGTATCCTTCCTGTGTTTATTATCACAGAACAAAAATGGTCATTTGAACACGCCAAATTGATGGGGTTTGATTGCGAGGAAGTAGTTGATGAAGAAACGGGTGAGTTAGATTGGGATGGTTTTTACATCTTCAACAATAACTTCAACTACATCGAACAAATCACCGACTACATCAACAACTTGTTAGACGAACAAGAGAAAGGTAACCTTGACTACAGTTTGTTATTCTTATGGGACTCAGTTGGTTCTGTACCATGTAAGATGACATTCGAAGGTAAAGGTGGTAAACAACACAATGCAAGTACTTTAGCCGACAAGATTGGTATGGGCATTAACCAAAGAATTTCAGGGTCTCGTAAAGCAGATTCTAAATACGAAAACACATTGGTTATTGTTAACCAACCGTGGGTTGAATTACCTGACAATCCATTTGGACAACCAAAGATTAAAGCTAAAGGTGGTGAGGCCATTTGGTTAAACTCATCATTAGTATTCTTATTCGGAAACCAAAAAGGTGCGGGTACAACTAAAATTACCGCAACAAAAGATAAGAGAACTATTAAGTTTGCATCAAGAACAAAAGTTTCTGTAATGAAAAACCACATCAATGGATTGGGTTATGACGACGGAAAGATTATTGTTACTCCACACGGATTCATTGGAGGTAAAGAAGCTAGTGAAGAAAAAACTTCTTTAGAAAAATATAAAAAAGAATACGCAGACTATTGGAAAGATATCATTGGAACCGACGGTGACTTTGATTTGAAAGAAGAAAAAGAGGATTAGTATATATTGTTTCACAATTTAAATCACAACAGTGATTAAGACATTATTAGTAGACGGAGACAATCTGTTTAAAATAGGATTTCACGGAGTAAGAGAGATGTATGATGGCGGTGACCACTTAGGTGGAATCTATCACTTCATCAACATCTTAAGAAAGTTCTTGGAAGAGCACAACTTGGATAAGGTTGTTGTCTTTTGGGACGGAGACTCGAACTCATCTATCAGGAAATCGATATACCCACAATACAAGGCGAATAGAAGACAGGATATGAACGAGTACAAGTACGAGTCATACCTTCAACAAAAATCTCGAGTTAAACAATACCTCGAGGAGATATTCGTACGCCAAGTTGAAATGATAAACAACGAGGCTGATGACTTGATAGCTTACTACTGTAAAGTATCGAATGAGGAGGATATCATTATCTTCTCTGCAGATAAAGACTTAACACAACTCATATCAGAAAGAGTTACCATATATTCTCCAATCTCAAAACAATATTTTAAGAACGGAGATATGATAACCATCAATAAGGTTGACATACCACATTATAATGTTTTAGTTACCAAAATTTTCACAGGAGACAAGTCTGATAATATCGATGGTATTGAAGGGTTAGGGGAAAAAACTTTATTAAAGTTCTTTCCTGAATTACATAAAAAACCCTGTACTATGGAAGAATTACTTTATATTGCACGAAATAACGAGCAAAAGAAAAAACCAAAAGCCCTTGAAAATATTTTGACTGGTAAGACAAAAAGCGGTATACTTGGTGAAGACTTCTACAACACAAATAAGAAGATTGTAGACCTTGAGAACCCACTTATTACCGATGAAGGTAAAGAACTTGTAACACAGATACATACCGATACAATTGACCCTACAGATAGAGGATACAAAAACTTAATGAGACTGATGATGGAGGATGGACTCTTTAAGTACCTCCCCAAGAACGACGAGGCTTGGGTAAATTTCCTCAAACCATTTATGAAATTAACACGAAAAGAAAAACGTAACACAAACAAAAATTAAAACATGAGAGAGCAAGACAGCACGAAAATGGAATTCCTTTTAACATTGAATGACAACATTGTAGTTCAAAGATTTTTCAACGTTAGAGGGTATATCCCGAAAGCAAAAAACTCGGTGGAGTTGTATGAATTCATCCTGAGTTTGAAAAATGAATTACAATATGCTTTGAAAATGAAGACTGTAATTTACATGATGGACAACAGAGACGCAATTGCGCATGACCCATCAATTATGGAGACATCTTACACTGAGGGTCCTGAAATTTTTAACATTTATGTTAAAGTTGGAGAACAGACAATTTGTCATAGAGTTTTTGACGGAAAATTTTATCCGCCAAAAGTTCGTTATACAGTAGACGTAAGACCATTTTTAAAAGAGGTCCTTCGCGAGTTAACTGACATTTTTTCAAACAACAAATTAACTTACGAATATTTGGAATTTGACCTTAGCAAGTAACTATTTAATTAATACGAGGGATAATTTTAAAACAATATATGAACAAAAATTTCGATTATTTAGGTAATACATTTCAGATACAACTACTGAATCAGATAGTTGTAGACAAAGACTTTTCATCGTCTATTATGGACGTGATTGAGTCATCGTACTTTGACAACAAGTACTTTAAAATCATCTTGCAGATGATAAAAGAATACTATGTAAAGTATGAATCAACTCCTAATTTCGAAACTCTTGACCAAATTGTTAAATCAGAAATTACACAGGAAATTGTTGCAAAAGTGGTCTTAGATACCTTGAAACAGGTAAAAGACGCACCTTTTGAAGGAACTGTATTTGTTCAGGAAAAAGCTTTAAAGTTCTGTAAACAACAAGAACTTCAAAAGGCTATGGACAAGGCTCAGAAGATTATTACTGAGGGTGATTTTGAGTCTTATGATAAAGTTGAGGGATTAGTGAGAAACGCGTTACAAGTTGGTGAAATTGACAAAGGACAAACGGATATTTTTGATAACTTGGATACCGTATTAGAAGAAGATTATAGACATCCAATTCCAATGGGGATTGCGGGAATTGACAGACTACTTAAGGGTGGTTTGGCTAAGGGAGAGATTGGTGTTATTTTAGCTCCAACAGGAGTTGGTAAGACAACAATTTTAACCAAGATTGCAAATACTGCATTTAACTTAGGATACAATGTCCTTCAAGTATTTTTTGAGGATAACCCTAAGATTATTCAGAGAAAACACTTCACACTTTGGACAGGAATTGAACCAGACAATTTGGTAAAAAATAGAGATGAGGTAATGTCAAAGGTTACTGAGATTCAAGAGACTATGAAAAACAAATTGGTTCTTAAAAAGTTGGCATCTGATACTATGACTATGAATCAAATCAAAGGTCAAGTAAGAAAAATGATTGCAGACGGAAACAAAATTGATTTAATCATGTTAGATTATATCGATTGTATATTACCTGAATCAACAAGTAAGGATGAGTGGAAAGCGGAAGGTTCTGTAATGAGAGGATTTGAAGCAATGTGCCATGAGCTAGACTTAGTTGGATGGACAGCCACACAGGGTAATAGGTCTTCAATTTCAGCTGAAGTAGTAACGACTGACCAAATGGGTGGGTCAATTAAAAAGGCTCAGGTTGGTCACGTAATCATCTCTGTAGCTAAGACACTCCAACAAAAAGAAATGAACCTCGCAACTATTGCAATAACAAAATCTCGTCTAGGTAAAGACGGAGTAGTTTTTGAGAATTGTAAATTTAACAATGAGTTACTTGAAATCGATACTGAAAGTTCAGTTACCTTCTTAGGTTTTGAAGAACAACAAGAAGAAAGAAAAAGAGATAGAGTAAAAGAGTTAATGGAGAAAAGAAAACAAAAAGAAGAACAACAGAAACAACAATCTTAATACAAAAAAATACAATTAATTATGGAGAAAATTTTAGTAGAGAACCCTAACAGGTTCGTAATATTTCCAATTCAACACGATGATATTTGGGAGTTCTATAAGAACCACCAAGCCGCATTATGGACAGCGGAAGAAGTTGATTTAACAAACGATATCAGAGATTGGAATAATCTTACTGAAAACGAACAATATTTCGTTAAAAATATATTATCATTCTTTGCGGCATCGGATGGTATTGTTAACGAAAATCTTGCCGAAAACTTCTATAGAGAAGTACAATACCCTGAAGCTAAGTTCTTCTACGGGTTCCAATTGATGATGGAGAATATACACAGTTTAATGTATTCTTTATTAATCGATACGTATATCTCAAATGAAGAAGAGAAACAATTATGTTTCACCGCCTTAGACAACCTACCTGCAGTACAAAAGAAAGCAAAATGGGCTCTTGATTGGATTGACAACGCATCTTTCCAAGAAAGACTTGTAGCTTTTGCTGCGGTTGAAGGAATATTCTTCTCAGGGTCATTTTGTTCAATCTTTTGGTTGAAATCAAGAGGAATCATGCAAGGACTATGTAATGCTAATACTTTAATTTTTAAAGACGAAAACTTACATTGTGACTTCGCAATCCATTTGGTAAATAATCACTTAGAAAACAAACCAACTGAAAAAAGAATTAGAGAAATCTTATTATCTGCACTTGAAATTGAAAAAGAATTTATCACAGAATCTTTACCTGTTTCGTTAATCGGTATGAATTCAAACTTGATGAAACAATATCTTGAATTCGTAACTGATGGGTTATTAGTTAAATTTGGTTGTAAAAAAGAATTTAACGTTGAACAACCATTTAAGTTTATGGAACAAATCGCAGTTGAAACAAAGGGAAACTTCTTTGAATCAAGAACGATGGAATACCAAAAAGCAAAACTAAACGAAACATTATCATTTGATTCTGATTTCTAATTTATTATTTTTAAATCTATGATGTCACTAAAAATTAAAAAAAGAGACGGGGAAGACGCGTCTTTTAATCCACAAAAAATATATAACAGAATTAAAAGAGCTGCTAAAGGTTTGAATGTAAATTCAGATGAAATCTTTATTAAAGTTATTACGTCTGTTCCAACGGAAGGTATTATTACAACTAAAGAATTAGATAAGCTTGTATATGAAATCGCTGCCGCTTATACAGGCAGTCACCACGATTATTCAAGACTTGCATCTTCAGTTGCGATTTCTTCTTATCACAAAGAAACTGACCCAAGTTTCTCAAATACAATGCATACGTTACACGTTGATGGTATTGTACATGACGAACTAATGTCAATTATTGAAAAATACGGCCCAAGTAAAATTGATGAGGTAATTAATCATGAAAATGATTATAACTTTGATTATTTCGCGTGGAGGTCATTACAAGAAATGTACTTGTTAAAGACACCTGAAGGTAAAGTTGTTGAAAGACCTCAACACATGTACATGAGAGTTGCTCTATGGGTGACTAACACGTATGAAGAGGCTGTAGAATACTACAACTCATTATCAAACCAACGTATATCAAAGGCAACACCTATCATGATTAATGCAGGTACAAGAGTACCTCAATTAGCGTCTTGTGTGTTACATTACAACAACTCTGACTCGAGAGAAGGATTGTTGAAAACCTTGAATGACATCTCAACTTATTCTTCAGATGCTGCGGGAATTGGACTATCAATGTCTAACATTCGTAGTAAAGAAAGTAGAATTAAATCATCAGGAGGATTTGCGGGTGGATTGTTGAAGTACTTAAAAATAGTTAACGAGTCATTAAGATTTTTTAACCAACAAGGAAGAAGACCTGGTAGTGCAGCTATCTATTTAGAACCATGGCACAGAGATATCATGGACTTGTTAGAAATTAAAAAGAACACAGGTGCTGAGGAATTAAGAGCGAGAGATTTATTCACCGCGTTATGGATTCCCGATAATTTCATGAGAGCGGTTAAGAACAATGAAGATTGGTACTTATTCTGTCCTAATGAAATTATTAAATCGGGTATCAAACCATTACAAGAATGTTATGGTGATGAATACGAAGAAAACTATCAAAAGGCTGTTAATTTAGGTATCGGTAGAAAAGTTAAGGCCCAAGACATTTGGTCTAAAATTATCGAGTCTCAAGTTGAGACAGGAGTTCCTTACTTATGTGCTAAAGATAGTGCGAATAAGAAAACTAACCACCAAAACATAGGTGTGATTAAACAATCAAATTTATGTAACGAGATTTACCAATATACTGATGAAGAGACAACTGCAATCTGTACGTTATCTTCTATTGTATTGAAGAACTTTATTGTTGATGGTAAATTTGACTATAAGTTATTGATTGAAGAAGTTAGAAGAGCGGTGAAAGCATTGAACAACGTAATTGACAAGAACAACTACTCAACTGAAAAAGGTTTAAAAGGAGGTCTTGAACAAAGAGCTATCGCGATTGGAACTCAAGGATTAGCTGACGTATTCTATCTAATGGATTATATCTTCACATCAGAAGAAGCTAAGACTTTAAATAAAAATATATTCGAAGCTATCTACTTTGCAGCGATTACCGAAAGTAATGATTTATGTAAGAAAGGTATTAGAGAACCGTATAAATTCTTCAAAGGGTCACCAATGTCAAAAGGTATTTTCCAATTTGATATGTGGGGATTAGATGAGTCTGATTTGTTTTTAGACTGGTCAACTTTAAAAGAAAATGTTAAAGAATACGGAGTGTGTAATTCTTTATTTACAGCTCAGATGCCAGTTGCATCTTCAGCTAAAATTACAGGGTCATTTGAAATGACTGAACCAGCTCACTCTGCGTTATTTAACAGAAGAGTTGTTGGTGGTGAAATCATGATTGTTAACAAGTACTTAATTAACGACTTCGAGAAAATTGGGGTATGGTGTGAAGACTTGAAAAACGAAATCATCATGAATGAGGGTTCTATTCAAAACATTAACTTTAACCAATACCTTGACCCTGAGGACAAAAACTATAACAAGAAAGTTAAAAGAATTGAACATCTAATTCCAAAGTACAAAACTATTTGGGAGATTTCTCAAAGAGAATTAATTGACATGGCGGCTGATAGAGCACCATTCATTGACCAATCACAATCAATGAATATCTATATGGCAAATCCAACACTGTCAAAGATTACATCTTCTCACTTCCACTCATGGGAGAAAGGTTTGAAAACTTTGTGTTATTATGTTAGAACTAAAGCGATTTCAACAGGAGCTAAACATTTGGCTGTTGATGTATCAAAAATACAAAAACCTAAAACAAATGTTGAGGTTCCTAAAGTAGACTATAGTGATATGAATTTACCACCAAAACCTGAAGGAATCGAAATTGAATGTTTCGGTTGTTCATCTTAAAGTAATTAAATAATCCCGACCACCATCGGGATTATTTATTTTAATCTATTTATAAGGAAAAATCAGGACATTATATTTATAGTTATGGCTCAAGGTACAACATATGGTCTTAATTTCCCTTTTAGAGATTCTAGTAGGGGAGATTATTTGCAACTTACTCAGTTTGAAGCACAAGAAATTAAAGCGGATTTAATTCATCTTTTGTTAACAAGAAAAGGTTCAAGATATTTTTTACCTACTTTTGGAACAAGATTATATGAATTTGTATTTGAACCGTTTGATGGACTTACATTCGACGCAATTGAATCTGACATAAGAGATGCTGTGGCAAACTTTATGCCAAATCTATTGTTAAACAATATAACAATCACCCCTGCAGACCCACAAGAGGAAGTTGATATTGCAACAGGTCAAAGCACATTAGGAACAACTGAATCTCCAATATATAGATTTCCAGGAAAAGGAACTTCGGATTACACGGCAAAAGTTAAAATAGACTACTCAACAGATAAAAACACTTATTCGCAGAGTGATTTTGTTATTATCAATATTTAATATAAATGGCAAATCGTAAAATATCATATACAACCAGAGACTATCAAGGAATAAGAACTGAGTTATTAAATTATGTAAGAACATATTATCCTGAATTAATTCAGGATTTTAATGACGCTTCTGTATTTTCAGTATTCTTAGATTTGAATGCTGCGGTCGCAGATAACCTACATTATCATATTGATAGAAGTATTCAAGAAACAGTTCTTCAATACGCACAACAAAGGTCTTCAATTTATAACATTGCAAGAACCTATGGTTTAAAATTGCCAGGTCAAAGACCTTCAGTATCTTTAGTTGATTTTTCAATTACAGTACCTGCGTTTGGAGACAAAGAAGATGAAAGATACTTAGGAACACTTACAAGAGGTTCTCAAGTGACAGGAGCGGGAATAGTTTTTGAAAATATATATGACATTGATTTTACATCACCATATAACGCCCAAGGATTCCCGAATAGATTAAAGATACCTAACTTTAACGCAAATAACGTTTTAATTAACTATACCATTACAAAAAGAGAACTTGTTGTTAATGGTATTACTAAAGTATTCAAAAGAGTTATTGGGCCAAATGATGTTAGACCATTTTTTGAATTATTCTTACCTGAAAAGAACGTATTAGGTATTACTAGTGTTTTATTAAAAAGTGGAACAGAGTATACAAACTTACCAACAGCTGCAGAATTCTTAGGAGCTTCTAATAAATGGTATCAAGTTGACGCATTAGCCGAAGATAGAGTGTTTATTGAAGACCCTACAAAAGTATCAGACCAGCCAGGTATTAAAGTTGGAAAATATATCCAAACTCAAAATAGATTTATTAGCGAGTACACTTCTGAAGGATTTAAAAAGATGACATTTGGTGGTGGAACTAACACCGCTCAAGATGCATTAAATCAATTTACAACATTAGGTACAACATTAGACTTACAAAGATATTCTAATAACTTTTCATTAGGTTCTGCATTAATCCCTAATTCAACATTATTTATTCAATATAGAGTCGGTGGTGGATTAGCAACAAACTTAGGTACAAATGTTATTACTCAAATAGGAACCGTTTCATTTTATGTTAATGGTCCTTCAGAGTCAACTAACTCTTCAGTAGTTAACTCATTAAGATGTACTAACGTGACTGCGGCTATCGGTGGAGCAGGTATTCCTTCGTTAGAAGAAATTAGAAACTACGTTTCATTTAACTTTGCCGCACAAAAAAGAGCGGTTACAGTACAAGATTATGAGGCGATTATTAGAAATATGCCATCAGAGTTTGGAGCTCCTGCCAAAGTTTCAATTACGGAAAACAATAACAAAATTTTAATTCAGTTATTATCTTACGATACATCAGGTAAATTAACAAGTATAGTATCTGATACATTAAGACAGAACGTTGCAACATATCTTTCTAATTATAGAATGATGAATGATTATATTTCAATATTAACTGCTGAGGTTATTGACCTTAGTGTTGATGTTCAAATTGTATTAGACTCTGCACAAAATTCAGGACAGATTATTTCTGATGTTGTTGATAAGATATCTACATATTTTAATCCACAAGTAAGACAACTTGGTCAAAACGTTTATCTATCTGAGATTAGAAGTATTGTTCAAAATCAAAATGGTGTTTTAACTGTTGCGGGTCTTAACGTTTATAATAATGTTGGGGGGCAATACTCTTCGGCTGAAACGTCAATGCAATATTCAAATCCCGAAACAAAAGAAATTGTACCTGTTGATGATACAATTTTTGCTCAACCATCACAAGTTTATCAAATTCGTTATCCAAATAAAGACATCAGAATTTCGGTTAAAAACTTCCAATCGGTTACCTTCTCTTAATAGGTTTATTCTCAAATCGTTTAGTTTATAATTTAAAAAGAGTGTGTTTATACTTTAAAAATAACACATAAACTATTTATAAATTAAAGGTATTACATGGCTGAATCATATCGTATTAAAACCGAACTTGGTGTTAATAAAAATATTAATGTTCAAATAGACCAAGAATTTGAGTTTTTAGAAATTTTATCGTTGAAAATACAACAGTCCAACATTTATACAAGAAGTTGTTCGGAATATGGTGTATTAGTAGGTAGGGTTACTGCAAACAATGGATTTGGTATACCTAATGCGAGAGTATCTGTTTTTGTCCCAATAAAAACTGTAGACGAATCTAACCCACTTATTTCAAGTATATATCCTTACAAATCACCAACAGATAAAAATGATGATGGTTATAGATATAATCTATTGCCTTACGAAAAATCTTATTCAAAGCACGCGGCAACAGGAACCCTTCCAACAAGATTGGATGTTCTAACAGGATTAACTGCCGTTGAAATTTATGACACTTATTATAAGTTCACAGCCAAAACTAACGAGAGTGGTGATTACATGATAATGGGAGCTCCATTAGGAGAACAAACTATTGTTATGGATGTTGACCTGTCAGACATAGGGGACTTCTCTCTAACACCTCAGGATTTGATTAGAATGGGTCTTGCAACTGAAGCTCAAGTTGCTGGTAGTAAATTTAGGTCATCGACTGATTTAAGTTCACTACCTCAAATTATTAGTTTAACTAAAAACGCCGAAATTTCTCCATTATGGGGTGACCCAACAATTTGCCAAATTGCAGTTAGTAGATTAGATTTTGACTTAAGGGATGACGCTAATGTTGATATTCAACCAACATCAGTGTTTATGGGTTCAATGTTCTCAACACCAGATAGTTACAGATTACGCGCAAATGGTAGACCAAGGGATGATATGGGTAACTTATGTGGGTTAACAACAGCTCCTGGCCAAATCTTGGCGTTAAGACAAACAATACAACAAGATAGTGAAGGTAATCCTGTTTTAGAACAATATGATTTAGAACAATCAGGTAATGTTATTGATGGTTCAGGAACATGGTTAATAGAACTTCCAATGAATTTGGATTATTTTATAACTAATGAATTTGGAGAAAAAGTTTTGTCTAATGACCCAACAATAGGTATTCCAACAAAGGCAAAATATCGTTTTAAAGTTAAGTGGACGCAACCAAACGATTTAACTTTACAAACAAGAAGGCCTTATTATTTAGTTCCAAATGTTAAAGAATACGGATGGTCAACGCCAACTGCAGACCCAACAACATTTGGTACTCCGACAACTTTAAATGGTAAAAGACAACAAAGTTCTTATTATTTTGGACTTGCGTGGAGCGGATATACCAATGGATTTAGTGGACAACAAAAAATAGATAGGCTTAATGAAGTAATAGATTGTGAAGATACATTTTATGAATTTCAATATAATAGAGTTTATACTGTATCGTCATTAATTGACCAATTTAAAAAAGGGGGAGGTTTTCTTGGGCCATCTCCTGGTAAATTTATTGGTATTAAAGAAATTGATAACCAAGACTGTGAAGATAGTGTAAATAAATTTCCAGTTAATGACGGATTTAAAAATTTTGATTTTTTATTTTTTCTATTTTCAATAATTTTTACGGTAATACAACCAATTGCATTAATTTTATTAACACTTGGACATATTTTATTATTCTTGTATAACTTAGTTCTTGATTTTTTATGTTGGCTTTCGGGTATTGGTTTTAGTATTATTGCGATAACTTGGTACCCATTTAAGAAATGGAGAAAATATTGTAATAGAAAAGATTATACAATAAGATTACCAATGATAACTTATCCTGATTGTCAGGCCTGTGAGTGTACTCAAGATTTAAAAACAACAGGTATTGCTAATAATACTGCTTCTGGAGGGGTTTTAAGTTTTTTATCATCACCTGATTCTTATTATGATGGTTTAGTATCAACTTATTTTTCAGGGTTAACTGAAGATGGGTCAGTATATGCAACAATGGTATCTGAGTCATTCGCGGGTTTATCGTTATCATCCGCTAATATGAATCCAGGAAGATATAAATTACCACTTTCTCAAACATTAAACACTAGTGATGGAGTTTCTAGATTTGTTAATTCATATAGTTTACCTATTGGAGAAAGGATTAATATTTTTAATCAAAGAGATAGTTATTTTTCAAACATTAATAAAATTAAAGTAACAATCGCGAAAGATTCTAATTTAGGTAAATTTCATTATGACAATACAATAACAGTTTTATGTCAAGAACAATTTCAAGCTGGAGACCTTTTGACTTTTGTTAACATAACAGGGACTACTGACACTAATTATCTTTATACTGGATTGACAACAGGTGATACGGCGACATTGGTTACAGGAATTAGTGGACAAACTTATAATGGTAGTGGAGCAACATATATTGATGTGTCATATGCTACAACTCAAACATCAAATATTTTAACACCTGTAAGATATAATTTACCATATGGTTCTTCAGAAACAAATTATAGATTCCCTGCGGATTTTGAATATTATCAAGTCATTACCGCAATAACTGTTTCAGACGCGGCTAAAATATGGAACACAGGTACAACCCAATCTTTTGGGAATGTTTTAAATACTCCTTCTATCTCAAATATCTGGAGGGCGTGGATTGGGGGATACATTTTTGGTATAAGTAATACTTTAAACGCTTATGAATTTTTCCAAGGGGCTAACGAACAATATATTGTAGTTTTACAAAGAGGGGTTGACCCATATTCTCCAAAATATGTTAATGAATATTGTTTGGGTAATTTATTTGGAACAACTGAGTTTGATTCAAATTGGACAATAACCGCATCAACAAGAGTTAATATACCTATACAAAAAGTAGACACATCTAGCATGACTGTACAACCGTATAATCAAACTAATATGTACTATCAATCTTATTTCTTTAAACCTGGTACTACAACATCACCAATAGCAGGACAATCATTTACGGGATTTACAACAACAAATACCGCCTATTATGGTTCATTAGACGCAACAACAAGTCCTTTACCTGTTAAGTCAACAATTAATGGTAACAAAGTACTTTCGTTATCTTCAAATGGTTTTTATTATGTCAACGCATCTAGTGCCAAATACGATAACAGTGAAGACTTATCTGGGTCTGCAGTAATGGCGTGTAATTCAGGTATAAGTAATTTTGTGGTTAACACAGCTAGCTTTGGTTATTATTATACAACAAAAACATTCTTTAGTACTAATCCTACAATGTTAATTAATAATGACACATTAAATGTTTTACGAACTGATAGATTACCATCTTCGGATGGATTGGATGGCTCTTCATTTACAAATAATCCATCTTTATTACAGCAAAATAATAATTTTTATGTTTATTTGGTTAATACTGAGTCTGATGATATTACCTCAACCGCTTTCTCAACAGGTGCTCAAACAGTTACTCCTGATTTAGAAGGATTAGCAAACTCAATTAAAGTATTGGAAAGTTTTAATTGCGAATCTATGGTCGGATTAGATTGTTACCAAGGATTTGGAGATAACTTTACTATAAACCAACAATGTACAACTGCGGATGCGGTTGAAGGTGGTTGTTATATGTTCATGAGAAGACCTTTAACGGACTTAGTGAAAGACCTTGGAAACTTTGGAGAATGGGGTTTTAGGTTTAGATTTTTCTATGGATTGTGTAGAGGAGTTCTATCTCAATCATTTATGAATAATTGGATTAATGGTTCGTTATATGCATTTCCATTACAAGTTAACACATATTACGACAGTAAAAATAAACCCGAATATCCTAGATTTGCCAACGACGTTGCATATTTTAATATGGATAGTAATAATTTCTATTATAGAAGTAGTCCTTGGAATGATATTTCAAATAAATTTATAGGTAAAAAAACAAATAACCCTGGAGGTGTTAATATATTAAATTTATTATATCCAACAACAATAATTAACTTGGGTATGAAAGATTATTTTTATTCTGAAATAACTTTTGACCCAGCAACTAAAGGATATATAATACCTAATATAGACTCAACTAGTTATGGAGATACTTCAGATTTAATTAATTTATTTGTTATTTCTAGAATTACAGATGAAAGTTTTTTGGCTCAAATAATTCCTTTAGGTAATAACTCAATTAACCAATTATTTTCAAGACCCCAACTAAGAATTGACGGTGATTTAGCACAATTAATGTCAATAAATTCTGAAATAGGTAATGTTAATTTTTCACCTGAATATTATGAAATAAGACCTGGAGCAATTAATGCGACAAACATCTTAGGTACAAGTAGTGACCCAATTATGGCTGTTTGGTATTCATCAACAACTCAAGACCTTCAAACTAAAGATTATTTAACTCCTGGTAGAATTGATTTTAGAGGGACTAATAATAATGGGTATTTTCCATTTGCTTATGGTGTCAAATCACAATTAACACCATTTTATCAATGGAAAATGGCGTCTGGCAGTAGTACTATTTTTGGAAATCAAAATAATAATTGGGCGACAGATACCGCTGACATTATTCAAAATAACTATCAATCTTTAGATAGGGCTGCCACAAATACAAAATATTATTTAAATGGAACATCAGTTGCAAATGACTTAACCGCAAGAGGATACATATATAGTGTAGATGGAAACGTAACAAGTTATCCAACAGTAGGAGGACGATACACTTCAACACCACAAACTTCAAGTAAATTTTTAGTCGGAGCTCCGTTCCAATTTTATTTTGGAGTGGTTAAAGGGGAATCGGCATTAGACAGATTTAAAACAAAATATTCAATAGATGAGTAAGTATACAATAGTTCCAAGTAACTTAAGATATAAAGGAGCACCATCGGTTAATGAAGAAATTTCATTAACACTTGAAGAACAAAGTCAACAAATCACTGAATATGATAGGAGTTCGACAATTAGTTTGGCTCAAGTATATGATGATGAACGACAAGGATGCACAATATTTAGACCAACGTTTAAAGTCTCGTATCTATATGCCAATACTTATACAGGAACTACAGGGTACTTACCTTTCCAATATAATCTTTATTATACAAGTCCTGAGAATTCAAAATCAAGTGCTCAAAATGGTGGTACTAGTAAATGGCCAGGTTATCCGCAATATTATGAATTTGATTTTTTTAGACCAGATATTTCAGACCAACATTTTGTATATAAAGCCAAAAGCGCTTATACCTATAATTGGATGTACTATTTAACATATTCATATGAAAACAATTATAATAAAGAATTAACTTATTATTCAAATAATACAAATGCAGTAAATTGGTTGGCAAAAGATGGAATACCTTTTTCAATATTAAATTCTACATCAAATGGTAATGGACTTATCGCGTTTAATTGTATTGCACCTCATGGATTAACTGAAGGAGAATATGTTGAATTATCTATAACGTATAGAAACTCAAATATATTTCAAGTATACTCTATAGGTAATGGTTTATTTGATAGCGGTGTTTATGTCTTTAATGTTTTAAATATTGGATATACGGGAACAACATTTAGTAATGGTACAACAGGTACATTTAAAAGAGTTATTAATCCTGATAACTTAACAGAAACTAAGTCAAAATATTATGTAAAACAAAACAAAGTTTTAACAAATCTAACTGACCTTGAAATGGTTAAAGCTGGATTTGAAAAAAATGTTTTTAATGAAGAAAAGAAATTAGAATATAGTTCAATAACTCCAAACAACATTACTAGAATTTCTCAAAAAACTAGTAGTAATACTTATAATGTGACATCAAAATATGATTTGGATTTTGCTGGATTAAAAGACAATCAACAAAGACCTATAACTGAAATTTATTTAACAATAGTTAATAAAGGTTACTCAGGTTATTTTAATAATCCACAAAATGGAGTTGGTTTAAAACAAGGATGGGAATTTAATTTATCAAAGAGAACAAATCCGTGGTGGAATTTGACCAATGAAAAATCAAACACAAACATACCAGTCTCGGCATACACATTTACAAACGGAGAAACCAAAACATTCTACTATAACTTAGATTTACAAAAAGGAGATATAATGGATGGTGATTTCTGTGAATGGAATGATTATGAACAAATAGAAAGAGTAGTATCTCCATACTATCATAAATTAAAGTTTAATCAAACTGTGTTTCAAACAACAACAGTTGCAACAACAAACGCGCCAGGGTATTATTACCAACCTCATAATAAGATGACAATTAGGGTATTCTCTGATTATATTGAAACAGGTGGAGTCGCTTTTGTAGACCAAGTACCTGAATGGTCATTTTACTCTATGACGGACCAACAGTTTAGATGGAGAGATTTGTATACTTATGGATATAGAGATAATCTTGGTAGAGGTGTTGATTATCCATATTTGAATACTGCACAATACCCTTACTCAGATATAAACTTTAGATTAATACCTGAAGGTATAAACTATAATGATAATCTAACAGGATATGATTTTTCATTCAAACCATTAATAGATAATTGTGAATAAAGTAGTAATAAGACAAGACGGAATTACCGACAAACAAATCAATATTCCTGTTGAATTGCAATGGGATTATTTAGGTTTAGATATGGCAATTGAAGAGTATGAACAAACTGTTATTACTGAAGTAATAGGTATTGGTAGAGATTTTGAAGTTTCAAGATTTGAACATTTGCCTGCAACTGCAACAACAAATAATACTGAAATTAATTATGAGTTTTATTTTTATTCTGGAGGTTCATTAAATGATATTAATAATTGGAGAATCAATTATTTAGGAGAAGGGTTTACACCTCAAGAAGTTTACTATTACGAAAACAATTTTAGTAATTCATTTTTTAAATTGGACTTTTATGACACTCCTGATGAAAAAGCCCAAACAAATTATTTGACAATAATTTTACCAACCCAACAAGGTTTAACAATGGAAACTCAAATGCAAAGAACATTGGTTAACATTAAGAAACCAAAGTTTGTATTAGATTATGTTGGAGATAAAGAAGGGTTTTTTATTTATTGGTTAAAGAAAAGAAACTTTTTGGATGTTAGTACATTTTATATGAGTGCCAAGTTTTACAATGCTAAGACAGGTCAATTTACTAAAATGATGACAGGTAAAGGGACTAATCCTTTGGACCAAACAAATGGGCCACAAGCTTATTTATCGGGTAATAAATACGCCTTCGATAGTACTCAGTATTTCTACTATACGGTTAAGTTGGACTATACAACTCAAACATATCAAGTCTTTAATACTCAAGGTCAAAGGGTGGGAACAAATATACCCATAAAATGGTTCGAATATGTTAATCCGCCACAATAATGCAAGACTTATATAAAATAACTGTATCGCCAGAAAATATTAAAGGAGACTTATTCGTTGTTAACTATAGTGGAACTCCTGTAGGAGTTTATTCTGCAATGACCGCGGTTGTTAGTTCTGGTCCTGATGGTACTTCATTATTAACTAACCTAACGGTACCTATTCTATTAAGACAAACAGCGGTAGACGCTGGTTACTATAGCCCATTTGATGGAGCGGTATTACAAAAAGATGTGGTTGCAAATTTTATATTTTCATCAACAACTACAAACCCATATGTTTATAATGTTTATAATACATCAAGCCAATTTCAAAAGTTTTTAGATTTATCTGCATACAAAGTTGATTGGGGAGATGGTACACCAAAAGAAATTATAACAGGGTATACACCAACATCAATAACACATACTTACGCTTCGGCAAATAGTGAATACACTATTACTATGGAACAAACTAATCCATGGGGTGTAACAAGAGTATCAAAAACAATTAAGACTCCATTCACAAATCCAACAATTTATAACCCACAAGGAACCGCGTATTTTACTCCTTCGTCTGGAAATTGGATTGGAACACCTGTGTCATATGATTACATATTTTCAGGAGATGCTGTCAATGTCGTATCCGCACAAACGTCTAACAATTATGTGACAATACCATTTACGGTATCTGGATTAACAAAATCAAGAGTTAACGAACTAGCTCAATATGGTTCACCAAAATTCCAAGTTGGAGTTCCTGTCATTGCTAACGGACAAATATGGGGAGCGATATCAGATATTAATTCAGTATATACTGCTTACACTATAACAAACGTAAACTATTATGACTATAGTGACGGGACAACTATTTTTTTCCAACAATCATCAGGATTAACTAGTAACAATTTAACTTCTGTTCCTATAACTAAAGATGAGGTTTTATTAAAAGTTATTGACCAAGCTCAAGTACAAACGGACGTATTTGTGGAGAGAGGAAAGAATAGTGCATATGAAAGAGTACAAAGATTAGGGGAGGTTGATAATTTAGGAGACATGATTAATTATGGTTATGGATTTTTTAATGTCGATAATAAGAAAAGAACCTAATGAAAAAAAGAACTAAACTATTTATAAATTAAATAAGAGAACATGGCAATAGGCTCATACGGTACAATAAGACCATCAGATGTTTCACCACAGGATGTTGAGATAATCATGAACTACACTCCAACAAGGGATGTGACAGACCAATTTGTGCTTACAAAATTGGATGCACCTACCATACTTAAACCTTACTTTGCTAATAGTGAAACAGGAGGAAACGCGGGTGTTGAAGTTTTAGGTGGGTTATATAATTTAACATTACCTGCAAATCAATTTAACGCATTAGGTATCTACACATTATATTTAAGACCAGCTCAAATAAGAACCGTTATTACTGATTGTGGTGTTTTAAGCGCATTACCAAATGTTAAAGGTCTTGTTATCGATATTAGTAACGTACCTACTCAATACCAAAATAAATTTGTTCCTCAAGGACTTGTAGGATTTAGAATTGAATACTTAAATAATGACGGCTCAAAAATACCTAACTTCTTTAGAGTAGTTACTTCAAGTTTTTATTGCGAACCAGTTGTAAGTAATGAAGTTAATACTTCTCAAAAATCTATTAGATATAGATATGTCGATGGAGATTCGAATCTTATTTTCCTAACACTATCACCTTCATCATCACCAACTAACAAACCAAATGCAACTCCATATATTGGACAGCCTGACCAAGATATTATTATCACTAACACTTTCTTTAATCCTATTAGTTTGGAGGTAGAAATGGTTGAATACGATATCTCATCTCTTGCTATTGCTCTTTACGGTAATCAGACCAAGTCTATTGATGATGGTATTTACACAATCTATGACTCTCAAAATAACATATACAGACAATACAACTTATATGAAATTAGAGACCAATTTAACGCGTTGTTATATGAGGTTAGACAAAATAGAAACGATAATATTGATTTCAGTAAAAACTTTACAAACATAACTAGCTAATGGCGATAACGCAAAAGACTACGAAATACTTTTACCCTCCAAGACCTGGTAGTGGAGCTGCAACCTTTTCTGACAACATTGTAGGATTACAAACAGTTGAGGGTGGCGGACTTACGCAAGGTAATTTTGAGTTTACAACTTCAGTAGTTGAAAAGGTTAATAGAACCTTTAACGTTGGAGCGTTCTCTGAACCTATTAGTTTAGATTCGTTAGATATTGAAGATTTAACCGAAAGTCGTAGAATAATGGCAACTCAATTTAGAGTTTATCCAAACTATGACGTATCTCAGGTTCTTAACTTTTCAATGTATGGTTCTTTAAGTAAAAGATTCCAAGTTTCGGTTACACATATTCTTCATCAGTTTCCAGCTTCTTTGGATATTATGTATACCAACCTTGATTTTACAACAGGACCTACAGCAACTAATATTCAATATAATGAAACAGAAGATGAAACATATTTTCAAGTTGACGTTAGTAGAATTAACAACCCTTTTGGTATCGATTACTCAATAAGTGCATCAACTAATTTATTAGCTAGTGAGATTACACAGTCACCATACAGAAATTTATATAACACTTATTTAGATTATTGTGTGAGTATTAACGATAACATATATAATATTGTATCATTTACACCATCAGAGACGTTAAATTCGGGATATATTCAATTTTATGTATCAGGAGCACCATTTGGTACTACAGCCTCTACAATCAACGAACAATACCAAATAAGACCAAATGATTTTATTACAGATAAAATATTCGCTGAGAATTTTGATGAGGTTGAAAAGTTTTTATTAAATCGTTTAATAAGACCACCATATACTGCAATATTTCAAGTACCTCAACAAAATGAAGATGGGCAATTTTATACTGACTATCAACAAGTTACTTGGCCGTTGGATGGCACTTGGAATTTAGATATTAGGTCCTTTTTGTTTGATGACTATTTAAGTAAATTAGAGGAAATTGGTAAGAATTTAGATTCGTTTAAAACAAATTTAATATCAAGATTTTTAACTTCTGATTCATTAAAAGAATTTGATACAAGAGGACAAAAGGTTGAAAAAATATTTCAAATATACGGTAGAAGTTTTGACCAAGTAAAACAATTCATTGATGCGTTAGCATATATGAATTCGGTTAATTATAATCCTGAAAATGATATTCCATCTGAGTTGTTAGTTAACCTTGCAAGAACGTTAGGATATTCTTCAAATTTTTCACCAATAACAAATGAAGACTTTTTAAGTTCTGTTTTTGGAAATACAAACACACCAACTTATCCTGGTTATGCAAGAGCCCTAACGCCTACAGAATTAAATTATGCGTTTTATAGAAATTTAATTTTAAATGCAGCATACCTTTTCAAATCTAAAGGAACAAGAAGGTCTGTTGAATTTATGATGAGATTAATTGGAGCTCCCGAATCATTAATTGAATTCAATGAGCACATTTATCTTGCTGACCAAAGAATTAATTTAGACCAATTCTATACACAATGGGCTTCAATATCGGGAGGTACTTACGTACAAGACACTCCATCTTATTTGCCAGGACAAACATATAAAATTAAAGGAAATGTATATAGCGCTTTTACATCCGTGGCAACTTACAGTAATGTTAACATTAGATTAGAAGATTATCCAATAGATGATTTAGGTTATCCTCAAGCACCTCTTAATACTGAGGATTATTTCTTCCAATTAGGAGCGGGATGGTACGAAGTAACACCACAACACAGAAGTCCTGACCAAGTACGAATTACAGGAAGCGTATACACAGGACAAAACTATGATATTCAAACTCAATTAACTCCGTTTTCTTATGGTCAACCATATTTGAATAGATTTAGAGATTTTCCTTATATGACGGAAGGATTTAAATTAACTCAAGTTGTTGATAATAATAAATCGTGGTTAGAAGAAGATAATAAAATTAGAGTTTCAACAAACGCCGACTATAATGCTTATTATTATGTTGATAATGAAAAGTTAGTCCTAAATGTTAAGAATGTTGATTTATTCTTAAACCCTGGACAAGGTCTTGTTTATGATGTTTGGGACCAATCAAGAAGATATGATTATCCAATTCCTGAATCAGGATTAACTGTTGGTTATCCTGTACCTGGTGGAGTAGATTGGACATATGTTGACCCTAAGCCAAAGAAAAAAACATTCTTCGAATTCTCTCAAACATTTTGGCAGAACATGATTAATGTTAGAAACAGACAATACATTACAGATGGTAAAACAGGAGGATATCCAACATTACAATCCATTTGGTGGAAATATATTGAATCTGAAGCAACTGTTGGATTACCAAACAACAAGTATACGTATCAAAAACTAATTGATTACGTAAATGGTATTGGGCCTTATTGGATGAAATTGGCAGAACAAATGATTCCTGCCACAACTATTTGGAATACAGGTGTTAGAATGGAAAACTCAGTTTTACACAAACAAAAATTTGTTTATAGAAGACAAAGAGGATGCCAATTTATACCAGTACCTGTCGACCCTTGTTTTATTATTTCAAATATATTTGATTATACATGTGCGACGGAGTATACAGATTTTAATATATATCCTTGGTTAAATGGTGATACTAATGTGAGTAATTTTAGTAGTATTTTATCTAACAGATTAAATAATATGTTATCATCAAGTGGGGTAACGTTAAATGAATGTGTACAAAATTCAGTACAATCTAATTGGTATGTTAACTTAACAATTGGAGGTGACAGTATTATACAAGAACCATTTTATACTGGTTACGGATTAACAGATGTACCATCAAACAGAGATTGGAGAAATGCTTTAATTCAATATCTACCTGAATTATATAAATATGGATACACTTATTACTTAAATGGTAATATTTTAACAGTAACGAGTCTTACTTGTACTGAAAGAAATGTTGGAGAAATATTGTCTTTAAATTCAGGAATAAACATTAATATAAATTGTAATACCATTTAATGGCGGCTTTTAATTATATATTACAGATTACGGGTGATTGTCAATCAAATAATGGTGGAGCTATTACTATAGTACCAACAGGAGGTACCGCACCATATACCGTTCAATGGACAAGTCCTGATTTAGGTCAAGATACCGCAGTACTTTATTCATCTAGATATGGATTGTCGGCAGATACGTATGTAATCAGAGTTAATGATTCTACAATACCAACTAACCAAGAGTTTTATATAAACATACCTGTGTCAAGCGGAGTTTGTGCTTCAATTTTAGGGGTGCAGGATACAACATGTAATTTAGCCAATGGTTCTGTAACAGGAACTTCAACATCTCAATATTCGTCAACAAATTTTTATTTGTATGATATGAGTAACACCTTGATTCAATCAGCAGTGACCAATACTGAGCAAGTTGTTTTTGGAGGAATTGATTATGGTTCTTATTATATGGTGGCCCAAGATTTAGGAGGATGTACGGGAGAGACACAAAGTTTTATTATTGACACGTCAACAGAGTTTAGTTTTGGTTTATATGTTGTACCAAATTCAAGTTGTGGAGGAACTCCAATAGGTAAAATAATTGTAACAGGACAAACAGGACAAGCTCCATTCTCATATCTTTGGAGTAACGGTCAAACAGGAAGTACCATTACGGGATTAACCTCAGGTAGTTATTCGGTTTCTGTAACAGATGCATATGGATGTACAAAATCTGCGGAAGGGTCGGTAACAAATGTTAATCAAATTGGATTAGGTATTATAACTTCAACATCACCAAGTTGTTTTCAAAATAATGGTGTTATTAATTTAACTATCACGGGAGGAACTGCGCCCTATTATTATTCGGCATCAACTGGTAACGTATTAATATCATATTCAAAAACTTATAGTTTATCAGGATTGACTGCGGGTGATTATAACTTCCAAGTTACAGATGCTGCGTATTGTCAATTATTTGCTGGAACTACATTACAAACTCCTGGAGGAATAACTTCAGTATTGGTTACTAATCAAAATTCAACTTGTTCAAGTACAAATGGATTAATTCAAATATCGGTAGTTGGTGGAGCAACTCCTTATACTTATACATTAATTTCACCAGATGGTACACAACTTAATATAAACACTTCTCAAACAACTTATGTTTTTGATGGATTATCTACAGGGACGTATACTGTCGCAGTTTCAGATTCGACAGGGTGTTCTTACATGCAAGAAGTTACCATTATAACAGAAAACAAATTTACAATTTCAACAAATGTTACTGAAACAAGTTGTAATCAAAATAATGGGACAATAACCATATATTCAACAACAGGAGGTACAATGCCTTTGGATTATTCTGTAGATGGGTTATATAACGTACTTGATACTAACTTAAGCGCGGTAACGTTTAATAATTTATCGGCAGGAGCCCATAATGTTAGTGTTACTGATTCTGATGGGTGTGTTCAAAATCAAACTGTTTTTATTCCGTTCAGCCAACGTTTAGATTTTTCATTATATAGTACTTCTTGTGGTAGTGGTAGTAATGGACAGATAACAGCATTTATATCGTCAGGTGAACCACCATTTAATTTTAATTGGTCGGACAATATTCCTAATGAGCCACAACAAATTCAAGTTACAGGATTAACCGCAGGAACATATAGTTTAACCGTAGTTGATGATAATGGATGTTCTTTAACAAGAACGACAAGTATTAATTGTTATAAAAATTATGCTTCATATCAATCATATGTTATGGGTGCAGAAGTATTCAACGTTTCTTCACCAACTAAGTTTGGTATGTTACAAATGTTGAACGAAGGATTTTATGATTTAACTACAGGTAATACAAGTTGTAATTTAGTTGATGCAACATATACTGCCAAAGTATCGGTAAATCCTGCAGGAATAGTAGTTAGCCAACCATTCTTTACTTCAACATCTTTAGTTCAAGCTCCAAGTGATAATTTATGGTATAATACTATAAAATCTTTATTGTTGAGTATTCCTGGTATAGGTAATGTGACTATCAACCAATTAAATAATCAAATCACTATTGAAACAAGCAAAAACAATACATCCTTACAAGGACAAGAAATTGTAATTGACTTAATAATAGTTTATGACATAATGTGCTTATCATGACACAAGTTAGAATAACAGACATATCAGGGAGTACGGCGTATCCGTTTAGTGTTTATATATCGGACGTTTATGGTAATTATCAAACTTTGATTGGTACCATAAGTTCTGCGGTTCCACCTACAGTTTATTATAATACTGTTATACCTTCAATTTTTCAGACTGCACCTCAAATAATGTTGACATTGGTCGACTCTAATAATTGTTCAATATTCAAAATATTGAATTGTACTTTTGGTTGTACATTCCAAATTACAATTGAGATGGCAAATTGTAATGTTGATATTAATATTCAAAATTCATCTTGTACTTTTGGAGTTTCTTTAGCCGACCCAAGTTGTTTTATTAATGATTTAAATTTATCAGACCCAAGCTGTTAATAAATAATTTTAAAAAAAGATATTCATTTTATTATTTTTAAGATTATTAGTAAGGAAATAGAATACTTGCGGTATTTATTAAATAAAATCCGCGGATGGCACTTTATAATATTTTAGTCGTAAATAACGCACCTGGTTGTAATGACACTACAGTAACTGAACAAGTTAGTGTAAGTGCATGTACAACATACATAGTAAGATTAGCTTCCAACTCAAATGCGTTAGGCCCATTTAGCATTTATGTTAATACATCGTTCTTCGGTTCAGGGTATACAAGAACAGATATGTTCAACGGAGTAGTAGTTTCTTTAGATTGTACAACACCTACTCCAACACCAACTCCATCGATAACTCCAGGGGCAACATTAACTCCAACTCCATCAGAAACTGCGACTAATACACCGACTCCAACAGAGACTGCAACTAATACGCCAACACCAACAAATACACCAAGTCCAACTCCTACAATAGGAGCTAGTCCTACGCCAACTGAAACTGCAACGCAGACACCTACAGTAACTCCGACAAATACTCCAACCGTAACACCAACTAACACTACAACCGTAACACCAACTAACACAGAAACTCCTACAAGTACTCCAAGCGAAACTCCTACAAATACACCAACGGTAACGCCAACAGAAACTCCAACAAATACACCAACTAATACTGCAACTGTAACTCCAACTAATACTGAAACTCCAACTAATACTCCAACAGAAACTCCTACAACTACACCAACTAATACTCCAACCGTAACACCAACAAATACTGAAACTCCAACACAGACTCCAAGTGAGACTCCTACAAATACGCCAACTAATACAACAACTCAAACACCAACCAACACCGCAACTAACACAGAAACTCCTACAAGTACTCCAAGCGAAACTCCTACTAATACACCAACGAATACTCCAAGTGTTACTCAAACATCAACGAATACTCAAACACCAACTCCGACTGTAACCGCAACTAACACTGCTACCGTAACTGCAACATCAACACCTACACCAACAGAAACCGCAACCGCAACTCCAACAGCTTCGATAACTGCAACACCGACTGAGACAGCAACTGCAACACCAACTGCTACAACTACTGCGACAGTTACACCAACAATGACACAAACTCCAACAGTAACGCAAACACCAACAAATACTGCAACTCCAACTAATAGTATGACTCCAACAATGACCCAAACACCGTCACCAACAGGAGCTCCATTCTTGGCATATTTAACAATTGAACCTCAAGCTCAGAATGTTAACTTCAACGGATGGATGGTATCTCAAGGTTCAACGTTCCGTGGATTCTTCAATAATGGAGCAACTACTGCAAACGCTGTAACATTTAATCAACAGATGAATGCTTACTTGAACTACTCAGGATGGGGAGGAAACTCACCTGCAATTATTACAGGTACAATTTCTCCGACATCAGGAGGAAACGATTTTTACGGAAATCCAATCAATGCGTACTTGTTCCAAACTACGCAAGTATCAGGAGGTACAACACCAAGTAATGCTTGGTATACATGGTATGTTTCAACAGGAGCGACAAACGGTCAGATTATGACTCAAATTGGAACAAATACCGCAAATAATCCAAACGCATTAACCGCTAGAAATTTAAATTCAGCATATTACAATCTAACAATCAATTATACGGGAGGAACAATCCCTCCAGGAACATATCGTGTTTACACGACATATTCTGGTACAGATTTTAGAATAAATGCCTCAGTAAATAATGTTTACTTTAAAGGGAACACCTTAATATAAAAATAATAAAAAGACTATGAGCTTTAACTATCAAAATCCAATAGCAGGAACTATCAACGAAGGACCAATCGGCGTTTCTCTTGATAACAGTAATGGTACAAACTTCAGTGTATACTCTATAGGTGGGTATATGGAAGTTTACTCGCACCAAAATTTAAACTATACAATACCTGAGGGAAGCTCGGGTCAAATTTTGTATAGTGGGAATACTATACCTATCGCATTCAATTATAATGCACCAAATGAATTTCCAAATGTTTTAACACTTAATAGTGATGAAATATCTTCAGGTAGAAGACGTTTAGGTATGATGGTATATGTTATATCTGCGGATACCACATATCAATATATTATTGATGGTTATGCTGCATTATGGGATGCTGCACAAATTTCAGGAGCTCTTGGATTTGATGGATTTGGATGGACATGTGAAGACAGTACTGTAGCGGGAGCCGCGTTTTTAAATGCGTGGACAGGTTCGACTATTGAAGGTGTTAGTGGTGTTACAAGAGAAAATGCGAGATGGAAAGTTGCGAATATGAACGATACTGTTATTACAGGAGGTACATATTTTTCAGCAACAACTACATTACAATTATACGACAATTATGGAGCCACTGTAACTGTTACAGGATTTACAGGAACAGTAACGGGAGGAACATATAACAGTGGTACCTCAACGTTATCTCTTAATAATAGTGACGGTAGTGTAGTATCAATTACAGGTATAACTTCAGGGTCTGGCTCAGCCTTATCCGTTGGAGACGGAACAACAACAGTTACTTCCGTTTCAGGAATTACATTCAGTGGAGCATCGGTAGTAAATAATGGTAGTGGAAACATTACCGTAGTAATAACAGGAGGAACTAGTGGAACATCAGGTTCATCAGGAACAAGTGGAATAGATGGTAGCTCAGGAACTTCTGGTTCAAACGGAACAGACGGTTCAAGTGGAACTTCAGGTTCTAATGGTACAGATGGTTCTTCAGGAACTAGTGGTAGTAACGGAACAGACGGTTCTTCAGGAACTTCAGGTTCAAATGGTACAGATGGTAGTTCAGGGACTAGTGGAATAGATGGTTCAAGTGGAACTTCAGGTTCTAACGGAACAGATGGTTCTTCAGGAACTAGTGGTAGTAACGGAACAGATGGTAGTTCAGGAACTAGTGGAATAGATGGTTCAAGTGGAACTTCAGGTTCTAATGGTACAGACGGTTCTTCAGGAACTAGCGGTAGCAACGGAACAGATGGTAGCTCAGGAACTAGTGGTAGTAATGGAACAGATGGTTCTTCAGGAACTAGCGGTAGTAATGGAACAGATGGTTCTTCAGGAACTAGCGGTATAGATGGTAGTTCGGGTACCTCAGGAACAGATGGTTCATCAGGAACAAGTGGAATAGATGGTAGCTCAGGAACTTCTGGCTCAAACGGAACAGACGGTAGTTCAGGAACTAGTGGAATAGATGGTTCTTCAGGAACTAGCGGTAGCAATGGAACAGATGGTTCTTCAGGAACTAGCGGTATAGACGGCTCAAGTGGAACTTCAGGGTCTAATGGAACGGATGGTTCTTCAGGAACCTCAGGTATAGATGGTAGCTCAGGAACTAGCGGTAGCAATGGAACAGATGGTTCTTCAGGAACTAGTGGAATAGATGGTAGCTCAGGAACTAGCGGTAGCAATGGAACAGATGGTTCTTCAGGAACAAGTGGAATAGATGGTAGTTCAGGAACTTCAGGTTCTAATGGAACAGACGGCTCTTCAGGAACAAGTGGAATAGACGGTAGCTCAGGAACTTCTGGTTCAAATGGAACAGACGGTTCAAGTGGAACTTCAGGTATAGATGGTTCTTCGGGAACTAGCGGTATAGATGGTTCTTCGGGAACTTCAGGTTCTAATGGAACTGATGGTTCTTCAGGAACTAGTGGAATAGATGGTAGCTCAGGAACTTCGGGTTCTAATGGAACAGATGGCTCTTCAGGAACTAGTGGAATAGATGGTTCTTCGGGAACTAGTGGTAGCAACGGTACAGACGGTTCAAGCGGAACTTCAGGTTCTAATGGAACTGATGGCTCTTCAGGAACTAGCGGAATAGATGGTTCTTCAGGAACTAGTGGAATAGATGGTAGCTCAGGAACTTCGGGTTCTAATGGAACAGATGGCTCTTCAGGAACTAGTGGAATAGACGGTTCTTCAGGAACTTCTGGCTCAAACGGAACGGATGGTAGCTCAGGAACTTCTGGCTCAAACGGAACGGATGGTAGCTCAGGAACTTCGGGTTCTAATGGAACAGATGGCTCTTCAGGAACTAGTGGAATAGACGGTTCTTCAGGAACTTCTGGCTCAAACGGAACGGATGGTAGCTCAGGAACTAGTGGAATAGACGGTTCATCAGGAACTTCAGGTTCAAACGGAACAGATGGTTCTTCAGGAACTTCTGGCTCAAACGGAACGGATGGTAGCTCAGGAACTAGTGGAATAGATGGTAGCTCAGGAACTAGCGGTAGCAACGGAACAGATGGTTCTTCAGGAACTAGTGGAATAGATGGTAGCTCAGGAACTAGCGGTAGCAACGGAACAGATGGTTCTTCAGGAACTTCTGGCTCAAACGGAACGGATGGTAGCTCAGGAACTAGCGGTAGCAA